TATGAGCAGTTTGCGGTGAAAAAGACCGAGTTGGGCGTTCAGCCTGGACTCCAGGTGAACTTCATGAGATATAATAACCTAGGAGATGCATCACAACTCGTTGAAGGTGTACGAATGCAGACGGCAGCCCTTACGGCATCACAATATGCCATCACAGTGGCTGAGCAGGGCTACGCCGTGGCCGTGAGCGAGTTGCTCCTGAACGCCAGCTTCGATGACGTGATGGCCTCGTCCTCGCGGCTCCTGGGCAGGAACATGGCGAAGTATCTGGACGGCAGCGCCAGGGACACCCTGTACGCCGCCTCTAGCGCCATCTTCGGCTACCAGCTTCCCGCTCCTACCGCTACCAGGACACCGCTGTCGCCCTACGACGCTGGCACCGTGGCAGCGAACTACAGCGCCCTGGCCGGCACCTTCTACATGTCGGTGAACGTCAGCAAGGACGCCGTCGAGACCCTGGCGACCAAGAACGTCCCCAGGATCGGTGAGACCTACGTCTGCTTCATCGACCCTCACCAGTCCCGCCGCCTGCGTGACAACCCTGAGTTCATCGAGATGACGAAATACGCCAGTGCGGGAAACTTCATGATAGGCGAGATCGGTCGTCTAAATGACGTAGTATACATTGAAACTACGCAGGTTCGTCAGTACGCCATCAACACCGGGCCTCCAGGCATGGGCGCGGTCACCAATGCCGGCGTCGTCCACGGGGCCATGTACCTGGGGGACAATGCGTTTGGTCATGCTATTGCGTTGCCTGTCGAGCTACGTGATGGTGGTGTATTGGATTTCGGTAGAGAACATGCACTTTGTTGGTATGCCATCTGGGGATTCGGTTTGATAACAGATCAAAGTGTAGTAATAGCCTGGACAAACTAGGAAATGCCACGAGGTACACCGCAACGAGGGGATTTCACTGGCTCTGAGCGTCAGCGGCTGACTGAGGAGAAGGCCGCTGAGCTAGCTGATCGTCAGCAGGAGATCGGCCTGGTTAATCAGGTGGATGTCGTCCGCGAAGAGCAGGGCATCTTTGATCCTGAGACCGGCCAGGTCATGGAGCTATCTCCGGAAGCTGAGCAGAGGATCCGTCAGCTTGAGGAACCAGTCACGGTCGACACCGATCCAATCCTGGACCCGGCGGTACCGGTCCCAGGTTATGACCCAATGAGGGATCTCCAGCCAGTGGGCATACAGCAGCAAACCAGGGTCATGACCAGGAATCCTCTGGAGGTGGAAGACCTGGGTCCAGAGCCGGTGACCGTCGAGGACGAGTACCGCGTTATCAGGGTCAACACCGACATCGAGGACATGACCTACGGCATCGGTACCAGCTATACCTTCCTGAGAGGCCGGCGCTACCGGGTGTCCAAGCATCTCTACCAATGGCTGGAGAGCCGCGGTGTCATCTACCACTGAGCCAGAGCTACAGGAACGAACCTGCGCCAAGTGTGGGGCCACTGACACTGAGCCGCACCACGTTCAGTATGTCGCTCTGAAGCATCCGGTGACTGGTGAGGGGACCGACCTCTCGGTGTCTAAGCACGTCCAGTGCTGTGCCGAAGACGGGTGCCCGATCTGCTCGGCTGATGTCGAGCGCGCCGCCCAGGATGGCACTGATCCTTCCCGGCTCAGGGACTTTCTCCAGAACCGTCCCCCTGATCATCTGGCGAAGCTGTCCAAACTCGGAGTCGCTACTGTCGACCAGGAGGGGTAGTGAGCAATCTCGTTCAAACCGAGAGCAATAACCTCCTGGCGGCTAGCTCGGGCCAGGCTTCTTATGTGGCCGTGGTCCCGCCGGTCATGGTGGCTCTGGTGACTGTGATGGGCACAGCCAGCACTCCTGGTACGGAGGTAGTGAACTCAGGTGGTAGTCAGTACGCCCGCCAACAGATCACCTTCGCGGTTCCCAGTGGTGGCACCATCACCTCCAACAATGCCCTGACGTTCGTCAATATGCCGGCGACCACAATCGTGGGCATCGATGAGTTTGACAGTGCCACGACGCCAGTCAGGCGTTGGTTCGGTGCGCTCTCCACAATCAAATCGACCAACCAAGGTGACACCTTCTCGGTCTCGGTAGGGTCGTACTCAAAAGCGATGAGCTAGTGGCGGTCGTCGGCGCGGCGGTCACCATGTCGGCCACGACCTCCATGGTCGTCACGGGCAACTCGCACATCACCACGCCCACGTTGCTCCAGCAGATCACCGCGGTTGTCGACCAAGACCCAGCTTTGATCGGTGCCCAGGGTTATGTGGACGAGGTGTATACGACGCGGTTGGTGGGGGACATCAACTAGCTCTGCACGCATCCGAAGATATTGATGCTGCTGCCTTTCTCCTTGATGGTGAAGGCTTGAGCGGTATATCCAGGTGGGCACGTCATCCCTGCCGGCCCCGGTGGTCCCTCTGGCCCCTGCGGCCCTCGTGGCCCTACAGCCCCCGCTGGACCCTGAATACCACTAGCCCCGGCGGGTCCGGTCTCACCTGTGGCACCGGCAGGCCCAGGAGGGCCAGGAGGTCCGGTACTTCCAGGCGGGCCAACTGCACCCGTCCCACCCGTCGCTCCAGTGCCGCCCGTTGCGCCCGTTGCTCCAGTGCCGCCCGTCGCTCCTGCCTGACCCGTTGAGCCGGTGGCCCCTGTTCCTCCTGTTGCTCCCACGCCTCCCGTCTGGCCCGTAGCTCCTGTGCTTCCAGTTCCGCCTCCACTGCCTGAGCTTGAGCTTCCGTTGGTTCCAGCGGTTCCGGTTGCACCTTTGTCCCCTTTCGGTCCTGGTGGTCCCGCCGGCCCTGCTGGCCCCGCTGGCCCTGCCTGTCCCGCCGGCCCTACTACGACGGCTGGCTCTGGCTTGGGTGCTGGTGTGCTGCCATAGGCCAGGAAGAGTGATGACGTTAGAAGCAGCCCCCCGGCCAAGATGAGCCAGAACCAGCCGGTGAGGAAGAGTCTGCCGATCCTACGAAGGATTCTCATCTGGTCTTGGTCTTGGTGGTTCGATGCCGTGCTTCGCCAGCATGACCATCAGTTCGTAGTTGTGTTCTTCCGCCTGGATCCGTAACTTTCGTTCGTCAGCCAACATCGAGTTCACAGTGTCCAGATCTTCCTTGGCGGCTTTACGCTCCTTACTACGAACTGATCTGACTGCCAGGAAAATGCCCCCAACGGCAGTGACGATCCCGGCAATACCGGTGAGCAGTGCGACGAGATCGGCTACGTCAATGTGTCAAGCCTCATCTACGTGATAGGGGATTCCCAGGTACTTTTCCAAGTGGCTGGTCCGGTCAGACCGTCCACCGATAGTCCCTTTTCAGATTGGTACTGCCGGCAGATCGAGTAGCTCTGATCGCCATACTGTCCATCAACTGAGATCGACCAACCGCGGTCCCGCATCCTCTGTTGCCACGTCCGTACATTCGTCGTATCCACGCCGCCGTAGAAGCCGGAATGGCATTTTGGATCAGGGTCTGGCCTCCCCAGGTAGTGGTCTGAGGGATAAGGAAATGGGGGAGCAGGAACGCCCCCCGTACCCCCTGATGGTGGTTGTGATGGTTGCGGAGGTGCTGGCGAGCCGCCGGCCATCGCCACGACCTCCGAGATGGGGAACCCGTTCCCACAGTCGGAGTGACCGCCCCCTGCGGCTCCTAACTGGCGGTGTTGGCAGACACCTCGCCCGCTGCCCTGGGCCTGGGCGTCGGAGAGGATGGTGAGAGGGATGCCAAACGCCTTGGACTCCTCAGCCAACCAGGACGCCACGTTCTGGAGCATGTTGGGATGCCTGTGCCACTCGGCGTTGTCCCAGGCGGCAAAGGCACACATCTCTATCTGGCAGGCCACCGGGTTGAAGTTCGCGCACGTCCAGCTTTTATTGCCCCTGGAGACATACTCCCCCACGGTGTTGACCTTGTCATCAGCACCCGTATGGCTGCTCACGCCGGCACTGGGGGACTGAAAAAACGAGCCAAGGCTCTCGATAGTTCTCGATCCTTCAGCGGTATGCAGCACCAGCAATCTGACTGCTGCCCCACCCCTAGATGAATAGTTCGGACTGGGTATCCAGATGCGCTTGAGCGCCATAGCTACTCCTCGTCGGGTGTGGTGTCCCCGTGGCTCTGCTCTTCGGCAGGTTCGGGGGCCGGCGTGACTTCGATCCTTTCTTCGTGAGCGATCTCAGTACCTTCTTCGGTAACGAGTTCAGTCTCAGTCTCGTGGGAGATACCGGGCTGGGGTTCGGCGGGGGGTTCGGTAGTGGACATGGTTACTCCTTACTGGGTCTGCCAGCTAATGGTGTCGAGGAATAGCTGCCCTGTCGTGTTGAGGGCGGGAAACCGTAAGTAGATATTGCCATCTGTGTGTACGTCGACCCGGTACACCCGCGTTGGGATGACATCCTCGACGGCGAACTGGGTGGTGTTATGAGTGGGCGCTCCCACCGGACAGGTGGTGATGATCGATAGGTCAGGAGGGTTAGCGCCTGGGTAGTAGACCTCACCGCGTAACTGCACCCGGCCCCAGGCGTCAGACAGGTACTGGCATGTCGATCCAGCCACTACGGCCCAGGGCGATGTCAGTGCCGGCAGGGGCTGCCAGAGTGGAGATGTTGGTGTGGCTCCAGCCGGCCCAGTAGATCCCACTGGTCCCTGTGCTCCAGTTGGTCCGACAACACCTTGAGGACCGGCAGGCCCAGTCGGTCCTGTTAGGCCGGTAGGCCCCTGGGGGCCAGCAGCAATGTTCAGGGTCTGCCAGGCGGTGCCGTTCCACCAGTAGACGACGTAGCTGGTAGTACCGACCAGCCAGACCATGCCTGCCTGGGCGGGGGTGGGAGCCGCTGGCAGATGACTGGTGTCAGGCACCACCGCGGCGACGGTGAAGCCGCCTGGAGGACCGTGGAATCCTGTAGGACCGATGGGACCAGCCGGCCCGGTTGGTCCCTGCACCCCGCCGGCACCTTGAGGCCCTGGTTGTCCTGGGGGACCAGGCGCACCAGGGATGGTGATCTCGATCACTTCGGTAGTCGGCCCGGTGACCGTGATGTCACTCATAGCTGCCTCGCTGTCCGATGGTCAGGGCCAGGTTGGTCTTTGGGTCCAGTGGCCGGCTGATGTTGGGGTCGACGTTGAAGAAGCCGCGCATGATGCGGTCCTGTACTCCGCTGGCGGTGTAGGTGGCAAAGAGGTCGTACAGGTAAGACCGCCCGATGCCCCAGAACCCGACTGCCTGCACCGCTCCTGGAAAGTTGCCCTGGCTGAAGTAGGTCAGCGAGTCCGCAGCAGTGATATGAAGGGCGATAGTGGCCCCGTCACTCAGGATCGTGCAGCGACTGGAGGCGGCGTCGAGGCGCATCACCAGGACGAAGTTTTGGTTCCGAATCTCCATGACAGCGGCGCTCATTGGCACCAGGAGGTTGGTGGTGGCATCCTTGATCGCCACTGTCCTCTGCCAGTCGGCCCAGGAGTCGAGATAGAAGTCGTAGATTCCTAACGGCAAGGTTTTCTCCCCTGAGACATGAGTGGCGTGGTTATCGCTCGTTCTGGCTCCCAGCCCAGTCTGATCCGGCCCCTGAGAACGAGATAGGTCACGCTGCATCTGGCATCTTCTGCCCATGCTGCGAGATGCTTGGTTTCACCCCAGGCTGTGATCAGGATGGCCCCAGACTTGTTCCTTCTGTTTTCCTTCCAAGTGGCCCACCGGCAGTTGTCGGGAGAGTAGGGACCATCGTTGTCGATGCGTTCGATGGTGAGATCTTCCTCATACCCGTGAGACAACGCCCAGGTCATGAAGGTGCGAAAATCACGCCACTCGGGACAGACTGTGATTCCCCGGCCTCCGTAACGGTGGTAGTGGCTGTTCTTTGGATTGTCACAACGGGTCAGGATGCCAGTCCAGCATCGGTGGAGCTTGGTACGTGACCAACCGTGCGTGCTGTTCGTTGCCCTGACGCGCTCATCTCGGAAACACCCGCATGATTTCGATTTACCTGATCGGAGATTCCCCAGGTAGACGTACTTTTCGTTGCCACAACGGCAACGACACAACACCTTCTGGTTCGTGCGTCTGTCCTGGATGGCAGGGTCTATCACTGTCCACCACCCGAACTGCTGAGAGATGCCCATACTCGTATCATATATCTACCATGTCAGGGTCTGCACGAAGAAGTCCTGTTGCTGGGCGTCATTGACGACCTCTTCCGCCTTTATCTGCTCGCCCAGAGCACTGATTGTTAAATAACTGCCATGTACGAATCCCTGCTTCTCGTACTTTGTAACTCTGTAGACCGTGTTGTCATAAGAGAACCGGTCGCGGAAGTGTGCAGCGGTGTAGAGCGGGCTGGTACGGAACCGGTCCATGGCCGCGGTTACCTGGAAGCAGATGCTGGCCGTGGATAGCACATAGAAGCCTTGGTCAGTGTCCTGGGGATCATCCTGACGAAAGTCCACGAACATGACCGGCAGCACTACCGGGGGATACCAGGCGCGGCTCGGGCCTTCATCATAGACTTCGTTCTTGGATGAGGACATGGCGTCGTACTCGGCCCATAGCACGTTCTCGCCCCAGTACCGCTGGTAGTTCTGCATGACTTCGTTCATGCGTATGATCTGATCCTTCTGGAACCAGGCCGGCGTGTAGAGGGGCATCAGCTACTTATTCCCATAGCGTCTTCTGGCCTGAGTCCCGTCGCTTGACCTGGCCTCTGATCTTGGTGAGCCGGTCGTTGACTTGCTTCGCCTCTTCCTGTTGGTAGGGATGGAAGTTCTCCCCTACTCCCTTCCACCTAGGTGTGTCTTCTCGCCTGCCCTCCATCACCCGCCCAGTGGGGACGTGTTGCCAGACATCAGGCTTGAGTTCGGGCATGACCTTGTTGGCGAAGTGCTCACCGGCTTCGGTACGTAGCGGGGAGTGGATCGGTAGGGTCTCCTGGCCGAAGTCCCAGTGGTGGGCTGACTTCATCAGCGCACTGGCGAGGCCCCTGGCTGGGTTCCTGGAGGCGGCGCTCGGCTTGTCGCCGGCCTGGTAGTTCTGCACCATCGTGATCTCACCGGGATGGCTTATGTTCCGCTCCTCTCCAGGCCCCCTTCTCCAGTCCAGGCTGGCTGCCTCTTCGGGGTACTTGGGGTCCGACACGTCCAGGGCCGAGAGATGGTGCTCTCGCTTGGAGGAGGAGAAGTCCAGCATGAAGCCGCGGGCCAGGTGGGTGGCGAAGGGGTGAGCCATGCTCTCCATGCCGGGAATCGCCAACTGGTGAGGATGGACATGGTTGGCAAACTGAGTGCTGTTGAGGTTCTCGGGAGCTACCACCAACCCACCCAGCCTGTATTCAAAGTTGTGTACTGCCACCAATACCCGGTGCCGGTCTTGGGATCTACATCTCTTGTCGGGTCGACGTTCAGACTGGGCTGGAGGGCCACGTAGCGGTGGTTCTGGTAGTCGATGAGATCCTGGACCGCGTAGTTGCGAGTGGGATCCCAGGTGCCCTGATAGGTGTACATCTTCTGGGTCACATCGATCTCTGGCATCTCCCGCTGGGGCCAGGTGATGTCGTCGTACTCCTTCGACCGGTAGATGGGCACGAGCCTCTTGGTAGTGCGCGACACGCGGCGTAGCCGGCTCTGGGTGATGCGGTAGA